ACTACTTTCTCCCCGTCCTCGATAGCTTCTTCTAAGAAAGACCCAGCCATTTTTCCTCTAGCCTTCTCATCTTTGTTACGAGTACGTGACTCGGGAGTATCAATGCCGTATAGGCGAACACGAGACTTATACAAAATATCGAAACCGAGATCCAAAACAACGTCGATAGTATCGCCATCAACCACCTTTTCAACTGTGCAATTGTATTCATACATTAAATATAACTCCTTCCATAGTCACCGTAGTTCATAACCAAACCACCTTCTTTGTATCCTTTGAAGCCTTCAAATACTTTTGCTTCTATTTGACTGCGTAGTGAACGTAAGTCTAGCTGGTAATACGGGCCTCTATTAAGATCTTGGCTACCAGGAATAACTGTAAATAATTCTTTTGCGCTTGGTCCGCCTTTTGAAGCTATTTGTTTAGCAATTTTCTCAGCCTCTTTTTTAACTCTGTTGTACGTTCCTTTTACTCCTGCCTCATCAGGGGTAAAACCTTTTTCGGGAATTATGATGTGGTTAAGACCCGTATCGATAGCATGAGCGATTGCTGTTCTTAAATCCATTTGAGGGTAGTTCTTTTTAAAAGGATAGTCAGGGAAAGCTTTCCTGTTGTACTGTGTTCTTTGGAATCTTTCATACCTTTCTAGTTCTTGTTTGCTAGGATAGTTACGCGCTGCTCTTTGCATGTCGTAAACTGCTGGGAATTGTTCCGCTATTGTAGGTAAATTATCTTTAACAGTTTGTTCAAAAAAATCTCTATCTTGGTCTTTTTCTCTATCATACAAGTCAGTTTCAAGCTTCTTCACTCTTTCTAAACTATATGTAAGTTCAGGACTAGTTAAGGCCTCTGCTTGCACGTCAAATCCTTTATCAGCTAAATTTTGATATAACTGCCTCCTAGCACTGGAAAACCCAAATCTAGTATCTGTAAAGTCAACATCCTCTGGAGTTATTTGTACTCCCGCTATTCCAAAAGGTTGTCGAGCTAATAATAAGTTTTTGTAAGTTTCTATCCTAGCTGCATCACGTTTACTCTCATACTCTTCTAAAATTTCTTTAAACTTAGGTGAAACATCTACCATGTGAAAAAATAAATCAGAAACAGTTTTAGACGAATAATCATATAAACCCAACATAGAGCCTACGGCCTGTGAGTTAATTTCAGCACTGTAACTTGGGTACTCTCTACCGTTTTTTAAAGTTGTGTTTGCTAATTGATTTTGAAAAGCAACTGTAGCATTATTTGCTGCTTGTATTTTTTCTTTAGTTTCTTGAATATCTTGATCGGTATCAGTAGATAGCTGAGATAAATATGTTACGTCCTCGTATCTTGGATTTGTGCTTTGTGGGTGAGCGTGTACGTTAGACTGAAACTCGTGGACTAAAAGTCCTTCTCCTAATTTACCGTTGGGATCCTCTACGTATTTACCTCTCCACCAAAAAAGGTTTCCCCCATCACTACCGCGTGTTCGAGGATTATGAGCTGTGTCAGGGTCTCGATTAAAAAGAGGACTATCAAATTTGTTTTCTCCTTCAGGTAATCTTGGAACGTATTCTGTCCAAAGTTCTACAGAATCGTCTACAGGATTCATTTCAGGAAAGAGAGTTTTTAAATCCTCTGTATCCTCGTAATTGCTTTTATAATGTGTGTTTGCTCCTTCCGTTAGCACAGATTTAAATCTAGAAAGAGTGTCATTAAAAACACCTTTTATTTCATTTTTTGTTACTGTTTCGTCTACTCTCTTTTTATAGTCTAAGAAAGAAGCAATTTCCATGTTTATTAACTCGTTAGCTTCTGGTCCAATCTGAGCTTTCGTAGGTTCATATACAAATTTATTGTCTACTTTTTTTATTCCTAACTGTTTCATTGCAAAATCTGGTTTCATAGGAGAGTTAGGTAGGTTGTCTACTCTATCGCTCGATACACGTTTTGTCATAAACACAGGATCTATTTGAGTTTCTAAAGAAGTTATTCCTGCTCTAGGCCCTCCCAAAACTTTAGGGATTCTTGCGGGAGGCCCCATAGCTGTCTGTGGAACTACTTCTGAATAAATATCAAATTCTGTATTTAAAGGAGCCTCAAAACGTTTGTCTCCTTCTTCCACAGCTTGTCTTGGATTAGGTACTATTTGTTGACGTATTTCAAACTGCGCGTCTATTTGACCAGCGATTCTATCGGCGATTGTGCTTTCTGTGTTTTCAGGAACTCTTGGATCAAACAATGGATAGTTTGTTTGTATGTACTCTTGCACATCGTTAATAACATCTAATTGAACATTTTCCCCCGCTGCTCCGTAATACCTAGCTATATGGTTTCTTATGTAAGGCCCTTGTGCTTCTACAAAAGCTCTTTGTATTTCTTCATCATTCAGTTGTTCTTGTATATTTTCTTGATCTGCTTGCGGAACTTCTTGCTCAAATCTTTCAATACCCTCTCTAATTTCTTGAATTTGTTCTCTTCTTTGCAATCTGTCAGGGTCAGTCGTGTCTTGCATACCTCTGACAGCCATAGGAGCTGTAGTCGGACGTTGTGTAGGCAATAAATCTTTAATCTTTTCAATGGCTTGCGGTGCTGTTTGAAGTGTAGAAGTAGGCACTTGTGCAGTAAACCCCGTAGCACCGCCTATTAATCCCTCACCACCTGCTTGTCTCAAATCTAACTCTAGTCCTTTGTCTGTGCCAGCTGTGCTACCAAACTGTTCGGTAAGTCCTTGTAATAATTCTGTGCTCCCTTCTCGCACTCCTGAACCAACTAATGTAGTGTTTAATTTACCAATGTTTTTAGCACCGATAGCATTTAAAACCCCAGAAAAAGCTGCTGTGCCTAAAGCAGCTGCCCAATCAGAAGTATCTGGTTCTGTCCTACCGTTATTCCTAGCCCTTTCCAATGCTACTGGCCCTGCTATCTGTACCGCTTCAAATAATCCTGGTCCAAGTAAACCACCAATAACTGCTCCAGGGACATTACCAACCGCAAATCCTGCTCCTGCACCAATACCCCTAGATAATAAAGATCCGCCTAGTTGCCCTGCTTGTTCTACTACAGCTAAAGGCAAAGCACTAAAGTCGTACATTCCCTCCTCTCCTACAAACTGAGCTGCTTTTGAGTCATAGTCTTTAGGAGCATCTATTAAGCCACTTAAAGTATCTGCTTGTGTGTCAAATCCTAGTGCGCGTAACGTTGTTGCAACATTCTCTGTCGGTTGGTCTAAGCCAAATCGCAAAGCTTTACTAAACTCTGACGCTTCTTTTTCAGAGCCTTGTAACTTACCCGCAGCTAAATCCGCTGCTGTAATGTCTTCACCAAAGATTGCCATTGACTTAGTTTATATGATTAGGGCATCAAGGTGAATATGTTTATCCTGTCCTGTTTACCTTTAACAGTGATCGAAGGCAGTACCGCTAAAGGGAAAGAACATGCTTTTGCTGTGGACTCTCCAATGACTATATCTTTACCTACTTCTTTGGTGCTGGATTCTAATCTGGCTGCTAGATTCACCGTGTCGCCTATGGCTGTATAGTCAAATCTAGTTTCAGACCCCATGTTACCGACCACGGCTGGGCCCGTGTTTACGCCAATACCAATCTCCACAGAAATTTTTGAAGACTTAAACTGGTCTTGTATTTCTTTTGCGCAAAGCACCGCAGCTTCTTCATGGTTGTGTACATCCAAAGGCGCATTAAATATAGCCATCATTGCATCACCAATATACTTATCTACCATGCCATCGTACTTCTTAACTGTGTCTGATTGTATGGTCAAAGCTTGGTTCATAATTTTTGTTACTTCTTCTGGTTCCATGGTCTCACTCATAGCAGTAAAACCACGTACATCTGTAAACAAAAATGTGCAGTTCCTTCGTTCTCCGCCCAACTTTAGTAGACTCGGATCATCCTGCAAAGCCTTTACCTGCCTAGGATCGAGGTAATGTTCGAACTGCTTTTTGATTTGCTGGCGTAGCTTGTATTGTTCCCTGAAACGTAAGTAGAAAGCCACTGTCCCTGTAATAAACTCAGATATAAAAGTCCATGTTACGTCTATCAATAGTCCTTGTTGCACCATCCAATGTCCGTGAAACAGAGTAGCAATCATAAAGATACTTGCGTACGTCACCCCTAGAGTTATGCCAAACGTATTTATAAAAAACCACATCAAGGACACAGCTAGAACCAAGGAGGCTAGTTCTACAGCCAGAGCATAGTCAGGTATGTAAGGGCTGTCCTCGATTAATATACTTTCGGCAAGAGCTGCTTGTATTTTATGTGGCTCTAACAATCCTGCGGGCGTGGCTATCTGCGGCATGATGCCTTTTGCAGTAAATCCTACGAAAACAAACTTATTTTCTACGTCCATTTCTTTTAAATTTGTTTGCGGGGTGTTCACGAAACTTATCCACTTGCGCCCTAAACTGTCTGTTTTTACTGGTGGGAGCCCTTTTACCCTAATTTCTTCTATACCATTATCATTCGTCTTTATAACGTAAGTATCTGCTCCTGCTAAAACTTTTAATACTTCTGTGCCGTATGCAGATACCCATCCATTAGGTGTACGCATCAACAAAGGTAGTCTGCGAACTAAATTGTCTACATCAGTTCTAGCTACAGCTAGCCCTTGTGCTGCATTTTTCTGTAACACTTTAATGTTTTGTATGGCTCCCGTGGCTAAAATGCCTCCCGTGTCTTCTCCCAAAATAACTGTCCCTGTAGTTGGAGGATAGTCACCCTCTCCTTCAAACATGGCTAGTACACTGGGAGAAAAAGATAGAGCTTCCATAAACTCAAAGTCACCACCAAATCTATCGGGTTGAGGAAACGCTATAACCCATCCCACCCCAGTTGCTCCTCTGCGTAGAAGGTTTATTTGAATTTGTGCCAGTGTCTGCCTAGATAGAGGGTAGCCACCTTCATTTGCAATATCCTCTTCGGTAATATTTAGCACCGTAAAATATTCAGAAGGTTCTTGGTCCTTGATCCATGAATCAAATACCTTGAGCTTTAGTATCTCTAAGGGTGTGAGCTGTAGCACCAAGGGTGTACCAAGCAATAGTATCAAACCAAGTAACTGTAATTTTTTCATCCTGATCCTTGTTTTATTGTAATCGTAGTAGAAGATCCGCCGTTGATTTTAACTGTGTTTGATACACCGTCCTGTATTAATATGATGGTATAGCTGTTTGATCCATCTAAGTCTAGTCTAGCACTTTGGTTCACTGTTCTGTTCAGACTAATCCTTTGCCCTGTAATAATAGTTGTTATTTGAGTGTCCTTGTCCTGGCCTATTTCTGTGCCAACAATACGAATACCAGCACCTCCTTGTTTAAGAGCATCTTCTTCTTTAGTTATAGCTAGTGCATCCAACACGTTAAGTAAATCTTCTAAGAAGTTTACATCTAAATAGTTGACATCTAGCTCGGTAAACTCAAGTTCTTCTTCTGCATCCAGAAAATCCTCGTTTAGATAATCAATATCAAGGTCATCAAACTCTAAATAATCTACTGTGGTTCTTGATTGCGATTCTTCTGTCTGTTGTTCAGTC